GTATCCAATCAAATCTTATGTGGTTTCTTCTGACGTAACTACTGCTCAACAATTAGACAGAAGTATCATTCAAGGAGCATCAATCTAAAACATAAACAACTAATTAAGTTATCCCTATATGGACTACAAGGTTTACGAATTATTCATAGAAGAAGACAGCGAGTTCAGTGGCGTAGAAGCTATCTCGATTGTCGAAGAACCGGCCATAGAAGAAGATTTTGTTGCGCTTAAGGCGCACAAAATTGAGATGGCAGAGGTGAATACAGATAAGAGAATTCTTATGGGGCCAGCTCTAATACCGGACAAAAAGATATATAGACGTAATGATGAAGAGGAATATTACATCTTCTTCAGTAAAGATACAGTAAGAAAGGCTTCTGAGTTATTTCTTGCAAGGGGCAATCAAAACAATTCAACCTTAGAGCACGAGTACAACTTAAATGGATTAAGTGTAGTAGAGTCATGGATTGTTGAAGACCCCGAAAAAGACAAATCAGCATTATACAATCTAAATGTACCTAAAGGAACCTGGATGGTTTCTGTAAAAGTAAACAATGAAGAAGTTTGGGAAGAATTTGTTAAGACAGGTAAGGTTAAAGGTTTTAGTATTGAAGGTTACTTTAGTGATAACTCTAACAGACCTAAGGAGGACGTTGAAGAGGAGCTTTGCGCAGATTGCTTTGAGGAACTACAAGCGGAATATGCTCTTTTAGAAGCTCTCTCAGCCCTCGAAGAAGAGGTAGAGCTAGAATCTTATGGTGGCTACCCAGAAAGTGCCTCTAACAACGCTAAATTAGGTATTAAACGCAATAAAGAAGTAAATAATAAATGCGCAACTCAAGTCGGCAAGGTAAGAGCGCAACAGCTCGCAAGAAAAGAGAAATTCACCCTACCAACTTTAAAACGCATGTACTCCTATCTCAGCAGGGCAGAAGCCTACTACGATCCGTCAAAGCCCGAGGCTTGCGGTACCATATCATATCTGCTTTGGGGCGGAAAAAGTATGAAAAACTGGGTAGAGTCCAAGTTAAAAGGATTGGACGAACTGGAAAGCGTTGAGGTAGACCTTTGTTGGGAAGGCTACAAACAAGACGGCTATAAGATGAAGAACGGTAAACGAGTGCCTAATTGCGTTAAAAAATAATGGCAGACGTATTTAATACATCCTATAGAACAAAAGCAGACGTAAACACTGAAGAAGAGCGTCTGTATTATAACATTGAGGAAGGTGCTTATGTGACTACCTCAGCAGGTGTATGGACAGTATGGAATGGAGAGTGGAAAAAAATATATCCACACGGAGGTACAGGAAGCGGATTAGGTTGGGCAAGATACGATGACAGCCAATACACATCTGCAAGCAAATTATCGCTTGCTGATGGTGTCGAAGTAGTGCTTCCTAATAACGCTAATGCTGTTTATAGGAGCCATACCGGTGTAGATTACTATAACGGAACTACACAGAAGATTTTAGCAGATAATGAGAATGACGTTTATGTAATGACTGCTGTATTCAAAGCTTCTGCTGCTAATGCTAACTCTACCTTTCTAACACTTAATCTTGAAGGTGGTAATGGGACTCCTTACGACAGAATCAAGTTTGATATTCCATTCCCTAAAGGTAATGATGTAGAACACGATGAGCATCATATGTTCCAATACTATGCAGATTCAAGTTTTGTATCTAATGGTAGTCAGATAAAAATTACTGCTGATGGAGGTTCTGCTAAGGTGTGGGATATTATCTTCTTCATCCAAAAGACACAGAGTTATGCGTAGATCACCTTATGGAGAAAGATGGAGCAGAACAAGCCCAAAGGAAAACCGTAGGGCTTGCTTATGTGCTAAAGGAAATACCTACAGCAGAAAGTGCTGTAAAGGCCGTATGATTAATCAGGGAATCGGTTCTCTGTATTAAAAATACAACAGCTTGTGTAATTAATAGTTAACCTAATATAAAATCAGAAATTTTATGAAAGCAAGTGAAATTGTAACTAAAATCAAAGATGTTCTTTTATCTTCATCTGAAAAGGAAGAGGAAACTACTCCTGAAGTTGAGTTAAAAGAAGAAGCTCCTAAAGCTAAAAAAGAAGCTAAAGAGGAGATTAAAGAGGAAGCTCCTGCTGCACAAGGCGATGGAAGAATCGAGTATAGTGCAGAAGAAGGTGCTGAAGAACTACAAGAGGATAACTACGAAGAAGACATCGTAGAAGATGCTCCTGCTGTAGAGTATGCTACCAAAGATGAGGTTGTAGAAATCAAAGCTATGGTAGAGAAACTAAGAGGGATGATTGAAGCTAAAGAAGAAGCTAAAGAAGAAGTTCCACAAGAACTATCTGCTGACGAACCTGCTGAAGCAATTAATCATTCACCAGAAAACGAAGTAAGTAACAATATTGGTGTTAGGTTTGCTCCTAATGCAAATAGAAACACTACTTACAATAGAGTATTAAACGCAATAAGTAAATAATAATTAATAAATTTTTAGAAAATGCCAACAACAACTAATATAAGTACTACTTACGCTGGTGAATTTGCAGGGAAGTATATTTCTGCAGCACTGTTAAGTGGTAAAACTATCGCAGATGGGAATATTACAGTAGTACCAAATGTGAAATATAAGCAAGTGATGAAAAAAGTAGCAAGTGATGACATTGTAAAAAATGGAACTTGTGACTTCTCTGATACATCAACACTTACTCTTACTGAAAGAATCTTAACTCCAGAAGAGTTCCAGGTGAACCTTGAGTTATGTAAACAAACTTTTAGAAGCGACTGGGAAGCTGCATCAATGGGGTTCTCTGCATTTGACAACTTACCTCCTTCATTTTCTGATTATTTAATTGCTCACGTAGCAGATAAAGTAGCTCAAAGAATTGAGACTAACATCTGGACAGGTACTAACGCAACTGCAGGTCAGTTTGACGGATTCATCACTACTTTAGGTGCTGATTCAGACGTAGTTGACGTAACAGGTACTGCATCTACTGCAGCTAACATTATTACAGAGCTTGGTAAAATTGCTGATGCAATTCCATCAACTGTATATGGTACAGAAGATATGACTATCTACTTACCAGGAAATATGTATAGAAACTACATTAGAGCTTTAGGTGGATTTGGTGCTTCAGGATTAGGAGCAGCAGGTACTAACGACCAAGGTACTCAATGGTACAATATGGGTAGCGGTTTATCATTTGATGGTATTCAGGTAGTTCACGCTCCTGGATTATCTGACGATGACGCTGTAGCAGCTCAAAAATCAAACTTATTCTTCGGAACAGGATTACTTTCTGACCAAAACGAAGTAAAAGTAATTGATATGGCTGACCTTGATGGTTCTCAAAACGTAAGAGTCGTAATGAGATTTACTGCTGGTATTCAGCACGGAATTGGAAGTGAAGTAGTATTATACGCTACATCATAATAAAATAAATTGTTCAACTCAAAAAAGGTAGGTGGGCATTATACTACCTGCCTTTTTTTATAAAATATAAAAAATTATGGCTTGTGACTTAACATTAGGTAGAAAAGAACCTTGTAAAGATGTCGTTGGTGGAATAAAAAATGTTTATTTCGTTGACTTCGGAGATTTTACCTTAACTTTTGATTCAACAGATACAGATGTTATAGAGTCTGTAGGAACTTCTGTTGCTTCTTTTAAATATGAAGTAAAAGGAAATTCATCATTAGAGCAAACAGTAAACGCTTCAAGAGAAAACGGAACTGTATTCTATGAGCAAACACTTAACTTAACTCTTCACAAACTTACTAAAGAAGACAATAAAGAGTTAAAATTATTAGCTTATGGAAGACCTCACGTTGTTGTTGAAGATTACAACAAAAATTTAATGATTGTTGGACTTGAAAACGGTGCAGATGTATCTGGAGGTACAATTGTAACAGGTGCAGCTATGGGTGATTTAAGTGGTTATACTTTAACTTTAACAGGTATGGAAAAAATGCCTGCTAACTTTATTGAGAAAACTGCTGCTGATGAATCAATATCTACTACACTTACAAATGCAGGTTTTGCATCACCAACTGAAGGTACTAACTCTTAAACATAGAATGTTCTTAAAAGAAAGAGAGGACAATTGGTCCTCTTTTTTTTTGAACATAATTAAGAATATTAGGTTATATAAATATGATAAGATTATCACCTACAACAGATTCTCAAACAGTAAGCATAATACCACGAGCATATACAGTTGCCAGTGACTTATCTATGGTTATCGTAGAAGATGGTACAAGAAAAACTCAAACCATAAACGACATAACATCTGCATTATCAAGCAATGGTAATTTCTTGGAAATGTCTATAGCTTTCAGTATTTTAACTGCAGAAAACAGTTATTCTTATGAGTTAAAACAAGGAAGTACTTTATTATACAGAGGTAAAGCATATTGCACATCTCAAACAGATAATACAACAGACCACACATTAAACAGTAATAAATATAACCAATATGTTGGTACTGATACGGATGACCAAAAATACATAATAATATGAGCAAAATAAAAGTAATAAAACTATCAGGATACGAAGTGCCAAGTATAAAAGAATAACCAAGAAATGATTGGATAGAGTATGGTGACGATAATAACT